TATGGATTAGATAATATAAAAGAATTAGATACTGTTTACATTGTTGAGGGTGAAATTGATGCATTAAGTTTACATGAAGCGGGTTTATATAGTGTTTGTAGCGTACCAAATGGCGCTAGTAAAGGGAATCAAAAATTAGAATATCTGGATAATTGTTATAAATATTTTGAAAACAAAAAAACGATTGTTATTTGCACTGATAATGATGCACCAGGTTTGGCATTAAGAAATGAATTAGCTAGGCGATTTGGATTTTATAAATGTAAATATGTAGATTTTGGTGAATTTAAAGATGCAAATGATGTTTTGGTAAATGCTGACAAAGAAAGTTTGCGTAATATTATTTCTAATCATAAAAGTTTCCCGTTAGAGGGTATATTAAATATTGATAACATTTGGGATAGTGTGTTAAATTATAATGAAAATGGTTTAAAAAATTATTCAATTGGTATGGGTAATTCAGATAGTTATTTTAATCTAGCATTTGGCGAATGGACTGTTGTAACTGGAATACCTAATAGCGGTAAATCAGATATAGTAGATCAAATATGCTGTAATGTAGCTACTAAATATGGTTTTCGATGCGCTATGTTTGCGCCAGAATCATACCCTTATGAGGGCCACATAAAACGTATTGCAAATAAACTAAACGAAAAAATTTGTGATAATAATGATTTAAACAATACTAAAGATTTTATTGAAGAGCATTTTCATTGGGTTAAAATAGATTTGGAAAACTTAACGTTAAAAGGCATTTTAGACGCTTTTAAGCAACTTGTATTACAAAAAGGTGTAAATGTGTGTGTTATTGATCCATACAACATGCTAGATCATTCTGCGCAGCGTGACTATTCTTATGTTGGGCGCTTACTTTCACAAATAACACAATTTTGCCAACAAACAAAAACACATTTATTTTTAGTTGCACACCCAAGAAAAATAGAATCTATAGAAGGTAAATATCGTAAACCAACGCTATATGATATTTCTGGATCGTCAGATTTTTTTAATAAATCATATAATGGTTTAATTGTTTTTAGACAAATCGGGCAAAAATCTAAATATAAAAGTGACGTTGTAAGCGTATATGTAGAAAAAGTAAAACGTAAAGAAAACGGTCAATTAGGTCAATTTGAAGTTGCTCCTGACTTTGTAAATGGTGGCGTTTATAAACATTTAACGCGTGAAAACAAGAAATTTGAGGTTATAAAAGATAATAATATACCTTTTTAATGACAAAAAAACATTATAAGGCAATACAATGGTGTTTTGCAAATAACATTTATGTTAGTGCATTACCAAAACTAAATGGTCTATATATTGAAATAAAAGAAAAAAACAAAAAGATCATTTCACCTGATACTTACACCCAAAAACAGCTGCAAATTAAAATATGGCAATTATATTTGTATCTTTATGAAAAATATAATAATGGCTAAAAAGCAACAAAATCCAACACGTAAAAAAGCAATGATTAAAGCATTGGAAAAAACTTTTGGTGTTGTATCAACAGCTGCGACCATGATCGGGTTAAATAGATGTACGCATTACGAGTGGCTAAACACTGATCCTGATTATAAACAAAAGGTTGAGGAATTAGAAAACCTTATGTTAGATTTTGCTGAAACTAATTTGCACCAACAAATTATGGAAGGCAATACAACAGCTACAATATTTTTATTAAAAACAAGGGGTAGAAAGCGTGGTTATATAGAGCGTCAAAATATAGAAATGACAGCTGACGTTAATACAACTAAACTTTCACCTGAAGCACAACAGAAAATTGACGATATTCTAAATGAAGAATATTAACGGACTTATTAAAGAAAAATGCAAAGATTCTTTATTATTTTTTACTAGGTATATATTTAAAGAAAATACTGGTATAAAATTTGAAGTTGCTAACTTTCACATTCAACTAGCAAACACGTTAGAACAAGTTTATAACGGCGAAATTAAACGCTTAATAATTAATATACCGCCTAGATATGGCAAAACAGAAATAGCTGTTAAAATGTACATAGCATGGTGTTTAGCTAAAAACCCACAATCTAAATTTATACATTTATCTTATTCAGACGCATTGGCCCTTGATAATAGTTCAATGACTAGAGAGTACATACTATCTGATTCCTTTCAAAAAATATGGAATTTACAATTAAAAAAAGATAGTCAAAGTAGAAAAAAATGGTATACAACGCAAGGTGGTGGTGTATATGCTACAGCTAGTGGTGGTGCAATTACTGGTTTTGGTGCTGGTAATGGTGGCGCTATAATTATTGATGACCCATTAAAACCTGACGATGCATTAAGTGATGTTAGGCGTACTTTTATAAACAACAGATATAACACAACAATTAGATCAAGGGTTAACGATAGAGATGTGCCAATTATAGTTATTATGCAAAGATTACATGAAGAAGATTTATCTGGTTATTTAATTGACGGTAACAGTGGTGAGCATTGGCATCACTTAAAATTATCTGCAATTGACAATAACAATAAACCATTATGGCCCAGCAAACATTCCTTTAAAGAATTAGAATCAATAAGACAGGCGGACAGATATACATTTTCTGGACAATATATGCAAGAGCCAGCACCAGCTGAGGGTGGCGAATGGCGTAAGGATTGGTTTAACATAATTAACAAAGCTGAAATGCCAAATAATGTGCAATGGGAAATGTTTATTGACGGCGCATATACAAAAGATACACGTAATGATCCGACAGGTATTCAAATTAGTGGTAAAAGCAATGATAATTTATATATACTAAAAAGCATTGATAAGTATTTAGAAATGCCAGAACTTAAATCATTTATAGTTTCTTTTGTTAAAAGTTGTGGCGTACATATAAATCAAATATTAGTAGAACCAAAAGCATCTGGTAAATCATTAGTGCAATTATTAAGACGTGAAACAACTTACAATGTTAGCGAATTAAAAACTGATTTTGTGCGTTTTAGTAAAATAGAACGCGCTAGAGCGTCATCGCCTTTTATTGAAGGGGGTCGAGTTTATTTAATTAAAGACGGTTGGAATGATAGTTATTTGCAACAGGTAGGGACATTTCCAAACGCAAAACACGATGAGCATATTGACGTTACAGCATATGCTATTGAACGTAATTTAATCAAAAACTTCTTTGTAGTTTAATTACTTTTAAATTTTGTATTTTTACAAAAAATTTATTATAGGTAATTATGGCTAGTATCTTTGACCGCTTTAAATCCTTACTTACTAAAAACGCACAACAAACAGCACAAGAATATAATCGTGCTATTTATAATTGGTTGGGTGAAAGTATTGTTTGGAACCCAGAAAATAATGACACTTACATAAACGAAGGTTATAGAAAAAATGCAACTATATATTCTTTAATTAATATTATTACAAAAGCAGCAACTACAATACCGTTTCAAATATATGAAATAGAAAACAAAGCTGACTATAAAAGATATAAGGCAATGACTAGCGGCGCAATAGACGCTAACATATTACACAAATCACAAATATTAAAAAAACGTGCGTTAATAGAAATTGAAGATACAGATTTGCACATGTTATTAGACAGGCCAAATCCAGCACAATCATATAATTCATTTATAACAGAATTAATTGCATTTGGTAAATTAACAGGTAATAGATATATATACGGCATAGCACCAGAATCAGGTAATAACGCTGGTAAATATAAAGAGATGTACGTTATGCCTTCGCAAATTATGGAAATTATGTCTGGCGGTATAATGCAACCAGTAAAAAGCTATAAATTGCAATACAATGGTAATTATGATATACCAGCTGAAGCCGTATGTCACATAAAAGATTTTAACCCATATTATGATGGGACAGGCACACATTTATACGGTCAATCACCACTACGTGCTGGATTACGTTCATTAACCACTAATAATGAAGCAACCCAAACAGGCGTAAAATATCTGCAAAATCAAACAGCACGTGGTGTACTTATGAGTGAAGAAGGTGATATAAATGAAGTGCAAGCGCAACAATTAAAAGACAAATTTCGTCAAGCGCATCAAGGATCAAATAATGCTGGTGATATAATTATAACGCCTAAAAAATTAAGCTGGGTAAACTTTGGTTTAAACGCAGCTGACGTTTCACTTATAGAACAATACAATGCATCTATAAAAGATTTATGTAATATTTATCATGTGCCAGTACAGTTGTTAAACAATACAGAATCAAGCACATACAATAACATGAAGGAAGCTAAAAAAGCATTATATCAAAATGCTGTTATTCCAGAATTGTGTAAAATACGTGACGAATTAAATAGATGGTTGACGCCAATGTATGGTGACAAATTATGTATTGATTTTGATTTTAGTATAATACCAGAATTACAAGAAGAAACTGATAAGATAGTTAATCAAATGTCACAGGCATGGTGGTTAACACCTAATGAAAAACGTACTGCAATGAATTATGGAGAGGACGAAGAAAGCGAAATAATGAATGATTATTATATACCCGCTAACTTAATACCTGTCAAAGAAATGTCATCTATAAATGAGCCAGAACAACTAGACATTGAGGTTGACAAATTATTAAAAAGTAAAGTACCTGGCATGACTGACGTTTTTACAACGCGTCAAGAAGCTGAAGAACGTGCAACAGAATTAGGCGGTTCTGGTAGTCATTCGCATACTTTTGACGGGCGTGAAGTTTATATGCCTTTTAAAGATCATGATACCTATGAAACGGCAGTTAGTAAAAAAAAAACAATAAACACAGAGGTTAAAGAAACCTTTGGTGATTATCCGCAAAGCGCAACAAACAACGCAAAGCGTGTAAAAAACTGGATTGAAAAACATGGCCGAAGTGAAGTTAACGGAATGACAGAAGTGGGCCTTGCTAGAATGAACCAGCTTATTGCAAGAGAAAAATTAAGTGAATCAACCTTAAAAAGAACGTTTAGTTTTTTATCTAGAACAAAAGGCGGTGGTTATAACAAAATTAACCCTGATTATAGAGATACACCTTGGCGTGATAAAGGTTACGTTGCATTCCTTGGCTGGGGTGGTGAAGCAATGTTAAAATATGCTGAAAGAAAATTAAACCAGCTAGAACAGAATGATAAAGAATAGAAATGCCTGGCAAAAAGCATTTGAAAAACAAATGGACATTGCAGAGCGCCAAAACATAAAAATTGTAAAGCGTTATTATAAAAAAGAATACGAAAAAGGCATTCAATCATTTCTTTCAATGAGTGCTACTAATTACGAAAATACTTTTATACCTAATGAATTAGTTAAAATTTATCGCGACTTATATGCAAGCGTTGGATTAAGATTTGCTAATTGGTATGCGCGTTCTTTTGATAAATATATACGCAAAGGAATAAATCCTAAACAATTTGAGAGTTTTTGGGCTGAAAAATTTGCTTTTTTAGGAATGTCTATTGGCGCTAAACGTGTTACCTTGGTTTCTGGAACTGCAAAAAAAACATTAATAAAAATATTAACGGGTTTTATGTCTGATGAAAACTTTATGTCAATTGGCGCAGACCAACAAGCTAGAATTTTAAAAAATACATTTAATAGATATTCTTTAAACCAAGCAACAAGATTAGTTAGAACAGAAGCAACCGCAGCGGCTAATTTTGCAACAATGCAAAGCGCACAATCAATTTTTCCAGGATCACAAATGAAAAAAGAATGGATTGCTAGTTTTGACGATAGAACACGTGACGCACATGCTGAAGCAGATGGATCAATTGTGAATCACAATGACGCTTTTTTAGTTGGCGGTGACTTCATGCAATACCCTGGCGATCCCGCTGGCAGTAGTGCTAACGTTATTAATTGTCGCTGTAGTGTAGCGCCGTTTCCAGCAGAAGACGCGCAAACAATTGCTGATATTGACAATATTGGTTTTGGCCTAGCAAATCAACCTACATTTTAAAAAATTAAATTCGTATCTTTAATAAAATTTTTGTTATGGGTAATATTATATTTAAACAGTCGCCAATTGGTGAATTATTAGATGCTGACGAATATGCTGGTATCGTAAAAGGGTATGGGTCATATTTTGGAAATAAAGATTCTGATAATGATATTATTATAAAGGGCGCATATAAAAAAACAATTGCTGAAAATGGCAATAGGGTAAAATATTTGTATCAACATAATATGATGCAACCTATTGGCAAAATGAAAGAGATGTACGAAGATGAAAAAGGATTAGTATTTGTTGCTGAAATTGCAAAAACACAATTAGGCAAAGATGTGGTTGAATTAATGAAATCTGGAGTTTTAACAGAAAATTCTGTTGGTATAATGCCAATACAAAAAGAAAACAAAAATGGTTATAGGGAAATATCAGAGGTTAAGCTATATGAAATTAGCGCTGTAACTTTGGCTGCAAATGAAGAGGCAAAAATATTAGATGTTAAAGGAAATGTAGATTATAATAAGTTAAGCAAGCGCTATGACAATATTTGTAAAATTATCCGTAAAGGCGAAATATCTGATGACTTAGGTTACGCGCTTGAAGCGGAAATTTTAAAATTAAAATCTTTATTTATGGAGTTCACAAAGCCGACTGACAATGTCACTTTGCCGAACGTTGATAGTAAAAAACAAGATTTAGATATGTATAGTTATTTAATTAATTCCTTAAAAAAATAAAAATGGAAGAAAATGTAAAACAACAGCTAGATCAATTAGGCAATATTATTGACGAAAAAATTGAAAAAGCTAATGCTCAGGTGCAAACGCGCACCGATGGTAAGATTGATCAAACTTTAAAAGGTGAAATCAAAAATCTTACTGAAAAATTTAATGAGAGAATGGACAATATGGAAGTTTCTAATAAAAAGAACTTTGATACTTTACAAACTCAAAAAGAATCTAAGGATTTCAAAAGTGCTTTAATTAAGTCAATTAATGAAGGTGCTATTGACGCTTTAAAAAACGGTTCATCAAGAGGTGCTAGTTTTGATGTCAAAGCTGACATGACTGTTGGTGCTGACTTTACTGGCGAGGTTATTCCAGCACAAAGAGTGCCTGGTTATTACTTTGATCCTAACAGACCGCAAAACATTAGACAGTTAATCCCAAGTGGTTCAACTAGTTCTGACGTTGTAAGGTTTGTTTCTGAATCTGGTTATTCTAATGGTGCAGCAGCTGCGGCTGAAGGTTCTACCCTATCCCAGACGGACTTTGATATGACTGCGACAAGCGTTAATGTTGAAAAAATTGGTACTTATTTAAGAATTTCTGAAGAAATGTTAGCTGATACGCCACAGCTTACTAGCTATATTTCAAACAGAGTTCCAGCTAAATTAATGGAAGTTGAAGATGATCAATTACTTGGTGGTTCTGGAGTTTCTCCAAACCTAAAAGGTTTATTAAATTCATCTACTGCATTTGACGAAAGTGCAGCTGGTAAATTTACTGACAAA